TTGTTTGGAGATAAGACATTGTTGGATAAGCCTAGTGCATTTGATAGAATCAATGTTCGTAGATTGTTCATTGTTCTTGAGAAAGCAATTGCAACAGCTGCTAAATTCACATTGTTTGAATTTAACGACGAATTCACAAGAGCTCAGTTCAGAAATCTAGTCGAGCCTTTCCTACGGGATGTTCAAGGTCGACGTGGTATTTTTGACTTCAAAGTTGTTTGTGACGAAACAAATAATACTGCAGGAGTAATTGATAGGAATGAGTTTGTTGGTGACATTTACATCAAACCAGCTCGATCAATTAACTTCATTCAGTTGAACTTTGTTGCTGTCAGAACCAACGTTGAGTTCTCTGAAGTCGTTGGACAATTCTAAGCTAAATAGATATAAGGAATAGGAGAGTTCAATGGCCTTCAATATTAACGAAATCAGATCACAGCTGTCCCTTGGTGGTGCACGCCCTGCTCTGTTTCAGGTTATAATGAACAACCCAGCCAACCCGGCTGGGGATGCGAAGCTGCCTTTTATGGCAAGAGCAGCTCAGATTCCAGCATCAACAATTGGAACCATCGAAGTAGGATACTTTGGTAGAAAGATTAAGATTGCTGGTGACAGAACATTTGCAGAGTGGACTATAACAGTTGTCAATGATGAGGACTTCCTGATCAGAAATGCTATGGAAGAGTGGATGCAAAACATCAATACTCATCTTGGTAACGTAAGATCTTTTGGAACTTCAGCTCCAGCTCTGTACAAAGAAAACGTCCAGGTTATCCAGTATGCAAAAACTGGAACACCGTTGCGCCAATATACTTTCAATGGTATGTGGCCAGTAGAAGTCAGCTCAATTGACTTAGACTGGAACACAACAGATGCTATTGAAGAATTTACTGTAACCTTCCAGTATGACTGGTGGGAAGTTGATGGAGGAACAACGGGTAACGCTGGCGGTAATTAAATTATATTATTGCGAAAGTGAAATTACATGGCTACCCTTTTTGGTTTTGAGATAAGAAGGAAAGCGGACGATCAGGCAACTGCATCGTTCGCTCCTCTTGCTTTGGACGATGG